TTGCAGGAGTTGTACACCCACACCCAGTCCACCACTGTGCAGATGATCGACATGCCGGATGGTAGGTTGATGTGGATGGACGAGGAAGGGAAACTCACGGGCAAGGAACCCAACCCCGTGGCTACTGCACTGGTGGAGAAGTGGCTACTCCCCGGTGACTACATCGCTGGCCATGCCCTGGTGTGCACGAAACGGATGGTCAAGTAAGCTATTGATTCGAAAGGACTTGTGTGGTACAATGGACAACATGAAGAACACTACAGCTGTTAAGCTACCCGACTTTGTGGCCGAGTTGGAACAGGTACTTGGTGATAAGCACGGACTATCACTCGACGGGGACTGCACCGGTGGGATATCCCCACTGGGAGATGACGAGAAGTTCATAGGCACCGTCCCTCCCGGCATGACCCGTGTACTGTATCTGGTATCCCGCTACTACGATCACATCTCTGCCGAGCAGAAGATTGCCTATGAGTTCTCGGCGGATGGCAGTAAAGCGGAGCAGGTTGCCATGACACTGGGTACCCTGGCTAAGGAGAGGGCCGACGTCTACCGCAACATGTTCTGGGCCAGCGTCCACGACACCTACCCCCCAGCCAAGGAGTACAAGGGGCTGTCGCTGCGCCAGGGCTGGGGACTGGTCGAGACGCCAGCTGAGGACACGGTGCTCATGTCCCTGCTCCAACTACTCAAGGAAAGGAGGTGATGGGATAGCAGACAGAGACACACTGTAGCCAGTCATTACCTGATGACGAGGCGGTACCCATGGAGTAACCGCTGTGGGTACCGTCGACGATTGATATGAAACGCAAGGAGAGTAATAAGTTATGGCATTGAAACTAAACAACACTAGACAACAACCAATCACAACTGGACTGATCGACCGACCGGCGGAGCACGGTGGTCACTGTCCAGAGACTATGCTTGACTCACTGATGCAGTCGATGCACCCGTCTATACCGGGCATCACCTCGATACGGTATGTGGCATTCGGCGCAGACGCGAGGGATGAGGAGAGGGAGAAGTTACTAACCCTCATGGACAGGCCGAGACTGCAACTCACCGGCCAGCAACTCGCAGTACTCATGGAGTTAGTGACCAACTCGCATCACATTATGGTGCGTGCGCGTGCGGGTACGGGCAAGACGACGCTGATAAATGAGTGCATCGCATGGCTGGTACTCCTGGCCAGGGCAATGGGACGTCAAGCCCCATCGTACAGTGCACTGTCCTATCACCAGCTTGGGATTGAGTTCATGAGGGATAACGGGGTCGAGGGGCGGGACATTGGACGCCTCATAGAGCTTGGCAAATCAAACGCTGGCGGCATCTGGGCCATGCTCGATGCACTGGGTATCAAGGCCAACACCAACGACGACCAGCTGACCAAGGCACGGGTACGCAAGATGCGTGTGAACCTTCGCCGCCTGCTGGGGTATTGCAAGAACGAGTGGCGCACGCCAACAGATGCCAATGTCAAGGCCCTGTGTGACCGCTATGATGTGACGCTGGACAACGGCACACTAGACGAGGTGTGTGCGGCACTGCGTGAACTGCTCGTCATGTCACTGGATCTACGCAAGTGGGGCATTGGGTTTGATGACCAACTCTGGTGGCAGGCCGAGACCAGGGCACAGTTGGATACTGCACCGTCACTGGTCTTCGTCGATGAGTACCAGGATACGAACCAACCACAGGCCGAGATGGTGAGGAAGCTCATCGTCGCTGGCTCACGGGTGGTGGTGGTAGGGGATGAGAGACAGGCGATCTTTGGATTCCGCGGAGCCGATACCCGTGCCATGGACAACGGCGAGGTACTCCTCCGGGGCACAGATGACCGGGGCCTGACGGTACTGCCACTCACGCAGACGAGGCGATGCTCTGAGATGGTAGTACGCTTGACACAGGCCATTGTCCCTGACTTCGAGTGCCTGCCCGGTACTGCCAAGGGGGCACTGGGTACAGTGGATGATGGCCAACTGGTGGGCTGGCTCAAGCCCGGTGACGTGGTGCTCTGCAGGAACAACGCAGACCTAGTGGCACTGGCATACCGGTTACTGTCCAAGTCCATCCCCTGCATGATCAAGGGGCGGGACATAGGCGACAAGCTGTGCGACTTGGTCGATGAGGTCAACGGCAAGGACTGGGCCGGGGATGCCTCGTCGTTTGGCCTGTCGCTGCGTGACTGGTACATGGAGAAGCGACGGCCACTGTTGATGGAGGGTGACGATGCCGAGCGGCGATTGGCTACACTCCAGGATCAATACGACTGCTTGAACATACTCGCAATGGAAGGGATGGATGCGGGTAAGATCAAGAATACAATACGCTTTGTCTTCGGCGACGGCGCACGCAATGGCAAGGTAACATTGAGCACTGGTCACAAGTTCAAAGGTCTTGAGGTTGACACCCCCGACAATAGATTGGTACTCTTGAGGCCCGACCGGCTGGGCATGGCGGGGCGCAATGACGAGGATACAATGCAAGAGTCCAACGTGCTCAACGTCATGCTCACCCGTGCCAAGGGTGCACTGTACTTCGTGCCGTTCATTACCAAGAAGGGCAAGGAGGTGGCGGTACCCCAGGTACTGGAGGCACGGTGGCTGGAACTCACGATGGAGGTGTCGGCTGGCGGTTAGTCACCAACTCGCCGCCTCGCGCACGCGCCCGTATATAGAAGGGAGATTTTATTTTTCATTCAGTGGTTGACACGCCACGTCAATCGTAGTACCATCATGTAGTGGCGCACCAATATGAAACCCTCGCCGCTGAGGTGGGCATCTCAACACGCCACCTCTACCGCATATTGAACGAGGGCAGTAGACCTAGCGTAACAGTACTAGGTAAACTCTCCGCAGCCATGGGCCTGTCCATGGATGAACTACTCACTGTCATAGACAAGGCAGCGATGACTCAGCTGAGGAAACGGGCGGGACGTAGCAAGAGGCGACGCCGCCGCAGTTAGTAACTAACCAATCAAGGAGAATAGATAATCGTTATGGCAACCGAAACGTCAGTAGTAACCAAGACCAAGTCGACCCCCGCCGCAGTGGTGGCGAAGGGTACCCGAGTGGATGTCACTGCCACCCCCGTCGTACTCCAGGCGGCGCAACAGATACCGGTAAAGGATCTCGTCCTGGTAGATAATCCAGGGCGCATGGATGGTGACAACAAGCTGGAGATGCTGCGCCACGCCATCGAGCAGGCAGGGCAGGTACTCCAACCCCTCTCGATTCGCCCCACCACCGAGGAGGATGGCGATGCCTTCGCCGAGGGCAGGTACGCAATCGTCGATGGCCGTCGCCGCTTCCGCTGCGCTAAGTCCTTGGGATTCAAGACGGTGCCGGTGGTGCTATGGAATCCAGGCAAGGGCAAGGACCGTATCACCACGGTACAGGGTGCGATCCTCGCCAACCTCGCGAACCGCAGCCTCACTGTACCGGAGATGCTCAACGCCTTCCTCGCCCTGGCCGATGACCTCGACTGGGATGTGAAGATCCCCAAAGCGGGAGACAAGGGCATCGGCGCGTGCGGCAAGGACGTCGAGAAGCTCGCCCGTTACACTGAGACGAGCAAAGCAACTATCTATCGCACCCTCCGCATGGGCCTGCTCGACAAGGAGATACTCAAGAAGGTGCACAACAAAGTCGTCGGTGCCGACGCCGCCCGTGACATGGGTGGGCTGGTAGCCAACGGGTTCCTCACCGAGGAGCAGGCGACGTTGGTATTCGAGGAAGCCTTCGATGCCAATGCCAAGAAGGCCAAGGTCGACAACAAGCGCGACCCCAACGCACCCGATACCCGTACCCCGGACCAGATACGCCTCGATAACCTGGAGCGTAAGCGTAAGCTGGCCAAGCGCAAGGCAGCGAAGGCCAACGGCAGTGCCAATGGTGGCGGCGAGGAAGTAGAGGAGGATACCATCGCCGTATCCAAGGGTGATCTCAAGGCGGCGGCGGCTAAGCTGGCAGCGGAGGGTAAACTTACCAGCAAGGCCAGTGCCGCTGTCGCCGAGGCGAGTGGCAAGGGTGCGGGTATCTCGGCTGATGCCAAGGCCATGACCCTGCGGCTGAAACACTTGGATGATGTCTGCGAGGATCTCATCAACGACACCAACCACCACATCGCCAAGCTGGGCGCGGCCATCTTCAAGTTCATGGACGGCAAGATCCTTGGACCGGAGTTGATCAAGCAGTTCGAGAAGCACTGCCTCCCCGCGACGGAGGAGTAGTGTAGCACCGGCTCACCCACCCTGGCCTAGACAGCGGGGTGGGGTGGCACCGGGGTGGGGTATGGCACAGACGGACAGTGCGGTACCCTGCCCCGGTTGTTAGTTACTAACTCAGGAGAACCAATCAATGGCATTACGCTTTCGCCCCCACGAATCCCTGTCTCATATCACCCGTGTACTACGCCAGTACCTCCACCTCCCCGACCCCCAGGTACTGTACGTGGTACTCGGCACAGTCGCAGGCAACCACCTCCCCGGACCCCCGGTGTGGACCATGCTCATTGGTGGACCCAGTGCCGGTGGCTCCACACTGGTCACATCCCTGCTCGGCTATACCAGCATGACCGACGACGAGGTGCTGGTCCAGCCGGTGCGCAACACCTATGCAATAGATAGTGTCAAGGGTGCCGCCGCCTTCATCTCTGCCTCGCCCAAGAAGGACAAGGCCAAGGATGCGACAGGTGGTATCCTCCCACAGATACGCGCCGAGGGTGGGACCGGCGTACTGGTCATGTCTGACTTCACTAACATCCTCAACCTCCGCAACGAACAACAAGCCGAGGTCATCGCCTGCCTCCGCATGATCTACGATGGGAAGTTTGTTCGCGCCGTGGGTACCGATGGTGCCAAGGTCATGACATGGCATGGCAAGGTGGGATGCATCACTAAATCCACGGGTGCCATTGAATCTCACCATGCTGTCATTGGCGAGATGGGCCAGCGGTTCATCATGTGGCGGTTCGCCCCCACCCGTGGCCATAGTGAATGTCTCAAGATGCTGGCGGTTAAGTCCAAGCGGGACATGGACATGGCCATCGCCAGTGCTGTTGGTGAACACCTCAACCGTACCCTCGATGTCATAGCCAAGGGGGACATCCCGTTTGAGCTAGAGGTCTACGAGTCGCAGTGGACCACCTTCGCCGCGCAGTTCATATCCAAGGCACGCAGTGTAGTGAAGCGGGACAAGTTCAAGTCCGACATCATCGAGTTCATCCCGCCCCCCGAAGGTCCCACTCGTCTCGCGGGGGAGTTCAAGTCCCTGTTCCTGGGCATGCAGGTTGCAGGCGTAGAGGACGCGGATGCGCATAAGGCGTTGTCCTCCATGCTCTGGGGGTCTATGCCATCCATCCGTAGCAACATCCTGCAGTGCGTACTGTCGGCGATGCGTGGCAAGGGTGAACCCTACCACCGGAACCGCTTCACCAACGAGGACATCGACGCCGGGGTACTGGCCAGGGCAGAGGTGGATGGGTATCGCATGACCAGCACCCAGACTATTAGGCGCAACATGGAGGACATCGAACACCTGGGCATTATCAAGCAGGTCAACGGCGTGCATGGCAAGCGCGGCAAGCGTATCGAGTGGGCGCTGTCCACCGATGACACCGAGTTGTGCCGACAGCTGAGACTACTATAGACAAGGAGAATGAACCAATCATGAACGCAACAACCACGACAGCCGACACACTATCAATGCAGGTCGCCTCACTGGAGGACGGCTATGCCAACCTGCTGGAGGAGAACCAGAACCTTGGCAACGAGGTGCAGGATCTCACCAAGGTAGTACGGGAACTGGAGGATCAACAGGCGATCACGAGGCAGGCATACCAGAACCTGTTGGCCGAGAAGGATGGCACTATCGCTGGGCTGGACGCCACCGTCGCGGCCAAGCTCAAGCACATCACGCTACTGGACGAGGCACTGGCCCAGGCGCGTGAGGCCAACGCCACCCTCGACCACAGGTTGGAACAGCAGAACCGCCGCACCACCGGTACTGTGTCCACGGGGAGTGGCGACCCCGGCCTGTCCCACCCATACGAGGCCGAGAGGTTGGAACGTACTGGACCCGTGTTGACGTACGCCGACGTGCGCCTCGCTCGTCACATCCGCAACAACATCCACTACTCAGCGATACGTCTACTGCTGGGCGTGGATGCCTGCCGCATGCTGGACGCCGCCCTGCGTGCCGACAACGACATTGGAGTTAGTGACTAACCATGCCACTACTTACCCCAACCAAACTAGACCTGCCCCAGTTCACCAGCTGGCGCGACGCGCAACCAGGAGCTATAGTAGAACTCATCGACGCCCTCACCCCTGTGGAGGATGGGGGTGGGGGCTACGACTACGTGGTACTACCTGACCAAGCAGGGTTTGGCAAGAGCGGCGTATACCTTGGGGTATCCCAACTACTACGCCGCTCCGGTAGTGTCAACCGCACCGTGATCATGACCCAGAGTCGTGGCCTGCAGGATCAAATAGGTCGCGACGCCCAGTTCAGCCAGGATCTCAAGGGCAGGGCCAACTACCCATGCCAGTACCAGGGGTCGCGCACCAAGTTCCTCACCTGCAAGACTGGCCCGGATCATGGGTGTACCATCGAGGACACCTGTACCTATACCAACCGCAAGCGTATCTGTGCCAACCACCACACGGTAGTTACTAATTATGCATGTCGGTTGTCAATGTCCCTCTACCCCAATGCGGTAGGCGTGGGCAACTTCGACCTCAACATACTGGACGAGGCGCACCTTGTACCTGATGAGATAACGAGAGCCATGTCTGTAGAACTGGACGCCCGTGAGCAGGCACGCATACTCAACGACATTGACTCACCCACCCCCAAGGCATTGACATCCTGGCGGGAGATGGCCAGCCGGTGGATGTCGTGGTACGCCAGTGAGTACATGGAGGGGGATGAGGACAGCGCCGATGCCGAGACCCATGACCTGCGGGACAAGGTGGCACGCATAGCCAAGTGCAGCGGGACAGATAATTGGTTGACCTACCATAGGGACGGTGATGATACCCTGTACCTAGACGTCATCTGGCCAGGGTTATATGCGAAGAGTGCCCTGTACCCAGGTGGCAAAGTGCTGCTCACCAGTGCGACCATTACCGCCAAGAGCCTATCGCAGCTGGGCATTGCTGCCGACAAGGTGTACTGGCGTCGTACTGGTGGGCAGTTCGATCCCCGTAGGTGGCCTGCCGTATGGCTGAAGACGTGCCAAGTGAAACAGTCCATGCCCAGCCACGCCAAGGCCAAGCTGTTGAATACCATTGACCAGATCATACGTACTCGCGCTGTCGATGGTAACCGCAATGGTATCATCATCACGCCATCCTATGAGCTAGCCAACTGGATCAAGAAGGAGTCCCAACATGGCCAGCGCATTGTCGTCCCTACAACTGCTACTACCCGAATGGAGGTGGACAAGTTCAAGTCACCCGCCAATCTATGTCGTGGGGCAGTTCTGTGTAGTCCCGCTATCGGCACAGGTTATGACTTCCCAGGGGATACTGGTCGGTGGGTTGTTGTTCCTAAAGTTCCATACACATACCACGGAGACCCACTGACGAAGGCACGGCAGGAGCGTGATGGCCGGTACAGTGATGGCCTCGTTGCCCAGGAACTTGCCCAGATGGTGAGCCGGTGCATGCGCGGTCCCGCCGACTGGTGCGAGGTGTTCGTACTCGACGACCTGATCCAGCCGTTTGTCAATAGGAACCGTGACCTCATGGTGGACTGGTTCCCCCTGTTTGAGCACCGGGGTATCAAGGCGGTGGACTGGTTGCCCAAGTTGATGGAGGTCCCCAATGCCTAGCTACATCGCCTACTGGAGAGCGATATCGAAACAGGCCGCAGTACGTGGTGACGAGAAACCCATGGGCATTGGCAAGTCGTCACCGTTTAGTCACCGGGAGGACGCCGAGAGGTGGTTGGATGCGAAGTGTAATGAATACCACACCAACCCCGAACACGTCGCCGAGGGGGTGTCGTGCATCGGGCAGATAGTGGCAACGACAATACCACCGATAGTCATACGGCACTGCCACGTACTGGTACTAGTGGACGAGCGTTGCCCAAAATGTCACACGTTAGTGACTAACCACGTAAAGTAAAATCTCACTTGACAACAGCACCATTTCTTAGTATCATAGTAGAGGTCGCAGTGCATCGCATCTCTATGAAAACGCAGGGGTTCTGTCCCCGGTGTGTGGCAATAGGCAATCAACTAATACTCAAGGAGAGTAACTCAAATGGCATTGAAAGCACGTGTAGAAGATCAGGTACTTGGTGGCGGTTTCCAAATCACCGCCGACGACACCGTGTACAAACTGCAAATCGGTGGCGCACTCCGTCACTACGAGCCGCGCCCCGGTGACAAGGACTTCGACGGCAACCCGGCGCAACCCGCCGACGCGCCGTTCATCTACGTCACCGCCACCCCAGTGAACCCCAAGACGCACAAGCCAATCACTGGGGCCGACTCCATGACCCAGTACTACCGCGCCGGTTGGGACCTCACCCACTTTGTACCGGCTAACGTCGTGGATGGGGATCTCGACAAGCTGGCACTAAAGGCGCAGCCCAGCGAGAAGGCCCTCGTTGGCTACCGCACCCTGGCCACCCAGAAGGGAGAGGATACGGGGTTTCTCAAGGGGGGCGAGGCGGCGCTGTTAATGTCGGCTATCCAGATGGGCGTGGACTTCAACGTCGACTACCTGGATGAACTGTCCGGCATAGTGTGTACCTTTACCCAGGTGGACACGGGCAAGCTGGACAAGAACAAGAAGCCCAAGCTCCTCTCGGTGCCGTCCAAGATCCTCGCCGGTCCCGGCGGCGCGTCAGTGAATGGGCAACCCGCAACCAAGCAAGCCGCAGAGCAGGAGGAGGAACCCGAGGAGGTGGCACCGGCTAAGAAGGCCCCCGCCAAGAAGGCAGCGCCGGTCGAAGTCGAGGAGGAGGCACCCGCCCCAGCCAAGGCAACCACCAAGAAGGCTGGCAAGGTCGCCCTCACTGCCGAGGCCATCGCCACCCGCATCGTGGAGGAGACCATCGAGAGTCTCAATGCGAAGGGCACCGAGTACGATGCGGCGAAACTGGCCAAGTCCTCTAAGCGTAATGCGACGATGGACGATCAACTCGAGGCCAACCCGGACCTCAGCGACGACGTCATGGATCTGCTGGCCAATGTGAAGTGGATCACCAAGCAGATGCCCGAGTAGTGCATAGCAGTTAGTCACTAACCACGAGGGTGTCACGGGAGACAAGCCGGGCGAGATACCGTGGCACGAAGGTCTGGAGCGCAAGCCGCAGTCCAGGACACCCCAACACCCGGCCTATACCAAGGGATGGAGGCAGGATGAAAGTAGTACTAGTAGAAACCATACCGACAGTTAACCCTGTCCCTTACTCGTATACGCCATACGCCATACGCTCTGGGGGGTGGCACATGAAGGCTGTCCTCCAGGCCATTGGTGAACAAGCCGGGTTACTCGATCCGTGGGAACGCCCCGCAAGTGGATGGTCGACAACCAGTGGCTCTGAGGGGGCCAACGTGGGCGAGACCTGTACCTGGGCCGCGCCCCTCTGGCCCCTCATGGGCCTCGCATGGGAGGCAATGATACTCCCGGCCACCGCACCAGATGGTCATGCCGTACCCGAGCAATCGTATGAGTTCGACTGCGGCGAGACAGTGTACTTCAGCCCCGACTGGGCGACCAAGTTAACCGCATGGCCCGACGCCAACGGTGACATGGTCCACCTCAAGGGCAAGATGGTGCCGTGCCTCGACGAGTGTAAGTGCACGTGGCGATCGGCTAACAAATCTATTGCCGACTGGTGGTTAGCGGTGACCCAGTTGAAGTCATACTGCATGGCGATGGGGGTGTTCCGGGGACGGCTCACCGTGGTCTACGTCAATGGGCATTATGAGAAAAACGTCGTGGGTGTGCCAGTATTGAAACGCCACTGGATCGAGTTCACCCGCGCAGACTTCGATATGCAAGAGGAGTTAATCAACGGATGGCTACAAGAACGCGCAACACTACGCAAGGCTTTTCACAAGCATCGTCAGCAGCAGGCGATACGAGGCTAGCCGGTTTCTGGGATGACCAGGAGGATGTGCCGGATGAGAAGCCGAGACTGAAACTAGCCATTGCTGGACTCACCGGCAGTGGCAAGACACGCATAGCACTCACAGCGGAGGAAGCCATCGGCGCTATCCTCGTTGACCCCAATGGGCACGACACCGTGATGGCCGCAGTGAAGGGGAGAGGCGAATGGAAAGGTAAGCCTCGTCGTATCTTCATACCCAAGGACGACCTGCGTGCGCCGCTGTTCAATCCCATACGGCTGGGCAAACTGATCAAGGAGGCCGAGGAGGCGGTGGCCAGGGGCGAGAAGGACCCCACCCAGCTTATACATAGGGAACATATGCAACGGGTGCAGGCGGCGATGGGTGACCTGTGCGTGGATGATAGGGTACGCACCATACTCATTGACGGGGCGAATAAGATCCACCAGTCGGCGTCATTCGCTGAACACGGTCGGATCGAGAAGGTGATGCAACGCGAACGCGGTGAGATGAATCGCATACTCACTGACATCATGCAAGCCCCCGACCTCGCTGGTAAACATACCATCATCACTGCCGAGGCCCAGAGTAGATACGTGGATGTCACTGGCCGGGGTCGTGATGGGCAGTCGCAGACCAAGTCAGTGGAGACCCAGTTCCTCAAGCGTGGCGGCTGGAGTGGACTAGGTGGCACGGTACGTGTCGAGGCGATGTCGATGTTCTGCAACGACAACCTCATGGTGGACCGGGCCAACTTCATCCTGGAGGATCACTTCGACGGCTTCGTCGCCAGCGGTGCGGAGTTCTGGAAGCGGGTACGCAAACGTAACCCAAGGTCAGTGGACAGCTGTGTAGTGGGGGACTTCCTCCTCATACTGCAACAGTCCAAGGACAACGTCGATCTCCTCATTGGGGAGCGGGAGTGGAGTGTGTTTGTCAACAAGGAGATCACCTTCCCCGAATTGTATCGCCGCATCTGGGACAGGGAACTCGACGATGAGTGACACCAGGGAATTGACGGTTGACCAGTTCGACTCCCTGGTCGCCACCATGTACGACGACATCACCCAACCCACTGTGGGCACCATCGCTAGCCAGCTTGGGGTCGGCTACAGCGTGGTGTACAGGGCATTGAAACGCAAGGGAGTGAGACGCCGACCGCAGGGGCCGGTACGTATTGGGTTTCTCGCGGGGTCCAAGAGCGATCAGGTGGCCCAGTTGTTAGTCACTAACCACCCGCTCCATAGGAACAACCCCATGCGCTTGTCCCATACCGACATCGCGCACAAGGTAGGCTGCACCAGGGAATTGGTAAGGAATGTCTGTGCCAAGTTAAAAGCAAGGGGGAAGTTAAAGCAATGACCAAGATGGCCGCGTGCCACGTATGCAAGACGATAGTAGCCTGTGTCGAGAAGGAGGGACAGTTACTGTACCGGGACCACATGGATGGGGACGACATGTGCGAGGGATCGTATGACGTGGTAGAGACCAATGTAGTAGACCACCAGCCAGTGGAGGCGAAGCGGGTACCCGTGGACTACATCTACCACCAGTTGAACTGGGACTTCATCCACGGCCTAGCCCAGATCGCCAGCTATGCCCAAGGGAAGTATGGGTCGGTGCAGCAGTATGCCGACAGCCGTCTCGCCGGGGAGAAGTCACCTGTCAATCACATGCTGCGCCACATCGGGCAGTACATTACCGGCGAGGAGCATGATCACTTTGGCAACGTGGAGAGCCACCTGTTGGCAATCGCGTACAACGCCATGATGGAATACTTCTACTACCAAACCTATGGAAGCGAGGACTACAAGTTACATGTCAACCGCACAGATGGCCCTGCCCGACGATCATCCGATGATGAAGGCATGGAATAAGTGGTGCGCCACAGACGAGTTCAAAACCGCTCTCATGTGGGCAACCAAGACGCACTATGACGACGGACGCCCTATCAATCCGATCCAGATAGAGCAGCACGCCAAAGGCACAATGTGGTTAGCCTTCACGAAAGGAATGGAGATCAATGTCAACACCAATGACACCAGCAACACAGGGACTGAATAGACCCATAGCCGAACGGCTCATCGAAACCCCGGCAGGTGTCATCCACCTGTACACCGTGGAGAAACCCGACCACAGCCTGGAGGTGACCGCCACTATGAAAACCAAGGTCACTGTCCATGCCGACGCCCTGCTCATGCACGACAAGATGGGCAAGGAGTTGGTACGCAAGGCCGAGGACACCGCAGTGCGAAAGTTAATCTCTACCGTACTGCTACCCCCGCCACTGTTGAGTATCGTGCGGGAGTTGAACGTCCTGTGCATGGAATGCCTCGTATCGTCACCTGACAGCGCCCACCTGGAGGACCTCAAGCTCAAGCGGATGGACCTCACCGACCAGTTGGCCAAGATCCAGGCCATCGTGCGCCAACCATACCTGGAGGGAACCTATGGGCATGACGCTCGACCTGCCGACGATCAGGGTTGACATGCGCGAGGGTAGTAAAACTCTCGTCCCGCTACTGGAGAACACATGCAATGTCATACAGGTACCCATGCTACCCGCCGGGGACTTCATGTGGCGGTCCCGTCTCCGCGATGGATCAACGGTCAAGACGCTATGCGAATACAAGACCTTCGCCGACTTCCTCACTAGCAAACGAGATGGCCGTCTACTCGAACAGGTCGTCAACATGCTGGAGTTTGGCGACCGTAACATACTCCTCATCGAGGGGGACTGGGGACTTGGCCCACGGGGGCTGGCAGTGGTACGAGGTAAGCCTTGGAAGGGATACCCGGAAGGGCGGTACCAAGTGCCCCTGACCGGGACGGCAAGACCGCCGACGTTTGCCGAACTATCTGGCTTCCTCTGGGAACTGCAGTACATCGCAGGCTTCCAAATCTGGAGGTCCATGTCCAAGGATGAGAGCGCGGCACTGGTATCGCAAGCCTGCCGCCTGGAGTGGAAGTCGTGGAAGGAGCACGACGCACTGGGAGTAGACGGGGTGGTGGGTGCCAAGGTGGAGAAGTCCACGCCCAGCGGTGGCCCCCGGTTCCTGACCCCGGGTAAGTGCTGGCGGATGGCCGCGCAGATCGACGGGCTGGGTAGCTTGGCAAGTTACACAGAACATGGGTTCGACACGCCATACGAGATGGTCACCGCCAGCGTGGAATCCTGGGAGGCAGTGTTACCCGCTAAGCAGAAGTGGAGGGCACGCACCATCCACAAGTGGTTACGCGAGAGATAGGTTAGTAACTAACAAGGAGAACGAACCATGCAAGTATCAATGAAACAACTGGCCACCGCACATGGCAGGTGGATGGAGGCGCTGTGTACCGCACGACGGCTGCTAAGCAAACCCGGCAAGTGGTCCCGCAGCACCATGAGCTTGAGTCGTAACGGCATGCCATGCAACGTCGGCGAGGCCACCCGGTACAGTCTCACTGGTGCACTCGAATGGGCACTGGATGACCCCAACGAACTGTACGCCCTATGCCAGTACATCTGCCGGGAACTGGGGATGAAAGGGAATCTCCACGATTGGCACCGCCGCCTGGAGACCGGAGGTGAGGTGGTGGTACTGGCTGATGTCATCCGGCTGCTGGACAAGGCGATCCGCGCCACCGAAAGGAGAATCGAGAACCATGAACGATAGAAACATGTGGTACGCCTGGGTGCGGGGCCTCGCCGACATCGTTATCCATATGCTGTGGATCAGTGCCCTGGTGACGTATCTAATGCCCCTCCTATGGGAAGTACACAAGGCCATCAACGTACACGGTGCACGGTGACGTATGGCTGTAGACTTCTGGCCGTACCTAACCAGGGGCGTCGGGGCGCGGTGCAGTCAGTGCATTGCCCGTCTCGACCCCAGCCAGTTCAGTCACGTCGTACCACCGGCAGGACCAGCGGATGCGGAAGTGGTATTCGTTGGCGAGGCCCCCGGTGGGCAGGAGCGGGACGAGCCGTTCCAGGGCAACGCTGGGCAGGAACTCGACAACCACTATCTCCCACTGGCCAAGCTGGAACGGTCTGAAGTGTATATCACTAATGTCTGCAAGTGCCGCCCACCCAGTAACCGGACCCCAAACGTGAGTGAGATTAACGCCTGTGCCCAGCACTTCCTGGTACGGGAACTCGACCGGCTAAACCCTAAGCTGGTTGTCCTCATGGGCGGCACCGCTTCCAGTATAGTCGATGGCAACCCGGTAGATCTAGAGTCAGATCATGGGAGACACTACCGGGGGACGATACTAGGCCGTGGCCCGTATGACATCATGCCCACGTACCACCCGGCGCTGGGCCTGCATGTGAGTAATCGCATTGACGCCATCGAGGAGGGGTTTGCCAATGTGGGACGCTGGCTTGCCGGGACGTACAGTGAGCCGGTCGATGAGTGGGCCGGTGACGAGGAGTACATCTACCTGGAGCAGGGGGTCGGGCGGCTCTGGCCCAGGAAGCCGGTGTTCATTGACAGTGAGAGCGAGTACGGGGAGTTGTACTCCTGGCAGTACACCCAGTTGCCGGGAGTTGGAATCATGGTCAAGGAGCACGGGGACAGCGGTGATCATATCAAGGAGAAGAGGAGGTACCTGCAACGGGTGCTCAATGAGTGCCAGTCGATAGTGATGCAGAACGCGATAGTGGAAGTGGCAGCGTTCCGGGCACTGGGCATCCATGTCGACTGGGCCAAGGTAACTGATACGATGCAGATCGCCTACCGGCGTGCGATGTCACAGGGCTTGAAGCCACTGGCCCGTCGCCACTGTGGGATGTCAATGCAATCCTACCTGGAGGTAACCAACCAAGCCAGTAAGCGCAAGGTCAAGGAGTGGATCGTAGAGGTGGTGGATCATCTCCCGCCGTTAGTCACTAACCGGGTGAGTGAGAAGACAGGTAAGTATTTGAAACCAAGTAGAAAGGAGAACCCCATGGTGGCAGTGCTGGATGGGATACTGCGGTCAATGCACACTAACCCCAAGTACGACCCATGGAAACGCTGGAGAGAGCATCGCGAGGAGTTACCCACTGCCGCGACACCAGCGGCGATTGAGACAAAGAAGAAGCAATGGTACTGGCGGGAGTGGCTCCTCGATCACGTGGGCAGTGACATGCCGCAACGGGGCCTACGCCATGTAGAGCCAACCATTGCCAAGTGGTACGCCTGTAGAGATGCTGATGCTACGTGCCGGGTGTACTACACGATAGGTAAGGATCTGGATAGTCTATGGAAGGTAAGAGAATATGACTGGAATGCAAGATAAGATCGTAATCACGATGGGCGACATTAAACAGGCGTCCATCAACCGGGCCAACCGCGTACCGTACGTAGAGGTAACCATGGGGTTGGAACTGTACCTGCTGGATGTCATGCAACGCATGGTGGACGCCAGGACCAAGACCGACGTGCTGGCCACCATGCACACCATGATGGAGATTGCCATTCAGGCCGGGATGGATGCGGAACGTAAACGCCACGCCGCCGAGATGCTGGCCCTGATGCAAGCCATCGCCGAAGCCCCCGTGGTAGACTAGTCTAAGTAGTTGATAACAAAGGAGAACCAATCATGACCAAGAAAGCATTCGTCACACCAGAGCCGGTCCGTCCACTGGAGGTGCTGGCCCAACCCAAGGTCGCACTGGCCACCAGCCGCGAGATGGAGAGTATGATACGGGAACGCCAGGGGTACAAGGCCCAGGAGAAGGTGGCGCTGGCCCTGATCGCCAAGATCAACCCTGTCATCTATAGTCACATGGCACGCATGGAGGATGGGGTACAAATCCTGGTCACTGACTCCAGGTTGCCAGAGGGCAAGGTATGGAAGGCAGTACTGGGAGGGGCGACCCGGACGACAGTGAACCTATCTGCGCTCAAGATGTCCATGCTGGCCCATGGGATACAACCGGCCAAGATCGACGACATACTGGACTATGAAGTGCAGGTCGTGGACGAGGAGACCGGGAAGTTGACCCTCACTCAAGTAGTCAAGACCAGCACCAGTGACAGTGTCAATATACGGATGGTCAACGCCAGTTAGTAACCAACCAACCACTGGCCGACCGGCCTACCCGCTGGGGGTACGGGGGTTTACCCCCGGCTGGTCGGCCACTGCCAATCAAGGAGAACAGTTATGGACTTGGAAGAAACACTACAACGTATCCGTGAAGCAATCGCCTGCCTCGACGAAGCCGCCAACTACATCTCAATCGAGAGCGGTATCGCCCGTAAGTTGCATGCCCGTATCCAGGATGCCAGTGACGGTCTGGTCGGGGTACGCGAGGAGATACAGGCAGGGATAGTTGCTGCCGACAATCTCAAGAAGTTACTCAAGGGTGGCCGCGTATGAACTGGAACAATCTAGACAAGGACCAAAAGGCCCACCTCGCACAGGTTGCCGCCTATGGAGTGCGTCCAACGAATGGTCTATTCCCCATCACGGGGGAGATGTTCAACGCCAACTGGGAGCGGTGCGATGCCCTGCTCGTAACCACTAACGCCCACAAGCGCACCGACCAATCCATAGTCATGGGCCGGGGCGCAGCCAAGCAACTGGCCCTGATGGTGGACGGCATCGACGTGGACTTCGGCAGGCAGATCGACCACCTCAAGCCCTATGGCATAGTGTGGAGTAAGTATGAACTGGACATTGGTGAGTGGAACGTGCCGTACCTGGGGGCATTCCAGGTGAAACGCTCCTTCAAAGACAAGGCATCACTGGATCTCATTGAACGTAGCTGTGTCATGCTCGACCGCTGGTGCCGCGCCCACCCCCGTGCGAAAGTGCGGCTCAACTACCCCGGGATTGGCAACGGGGGCCTCAGCGAGGATGAGGTGCGCCCAGTCCTGGAGGAGTGCCTGAACATGAAACAGGTCTCAATCTGGAAGTGCCCAGTGGTTGACAGCGGAGTTAGTGACTAACATGGGTGGCATTACCTGGACCTATCAACGCTGGTACCTGGATGGACAGCCGCTCAACCGCAACATACGCAAACGCCTTGCCAAGAAGTGGATGAAGTCGGGCCGCTTGGTACTGGTGGACGCCTACCCAATAGATGTGCCAGGGTTTGACCCAGCCGTGGAACCACCAACCGGGGAACTAATCACGGTCACCGCCGTGGACCCGCATAACCGTACCGTCACTGTTACCCGTGGCTATGCACATACCAAGTAGAGTTAGGCACCCCAGCTTCGCCAACACCCAGGCGCTCGACAGGTTACCAATGCCCACTATCGAGGACATGATGAACCTCGGCGTCGCCATCGACGTCCCGTACCTGGAGTCTCTCGCTGTGGAGATGCGTGATATGATGGAGGATCTCTCCGCTAGAGTACGGCGACGGGTTCCGCACGACAAACTAGCAGAGTTCCTCGGTGTCGATCCCGACGATGACGATACCGGGTCCAGTGACGGGGGAGTGGGCAGTGACGCGGTCACAGTAGCCAGCCGTTTCAAGGTCACCTCCCCCGAACAGGTGGCCTGGTTTTTATTTGACACCCTCGGCATAGGCAAGGGCAAGGCACTGGTCACCACCCCAGATGGCAGTCGTATATCGACAGGTAAAAAGCAGCTAGAGGCACTCAAGAGTGAGCACGAAGCTATACAGGAGATTCTGCAGTTTCGTGAGGTCCATAAACTCTATACGACGTACGTACTCAAACTACCCAGGATCGCCCGATACCATCCTGCTGGCCGGGTTTGTCCTGTATGTGGTCGCAGTCATCGTCAGTCATCTAATAGGGTCCATAGCACGATAGTTGCCACCAGGACTGACACTGGGAGGTTAGCTGGACGGCGACCTAACCTGATGAACATCCCCATCCGGTCACCCCTTGGGGCGCGGGTCCGTGCCGCCTTCATCCCCAGCTACGGCATGTCCATGGTTGGTGCAGACTATAGTCAAATCGAGTTACGCATCCTCGCCAGCGAAGCCGCCGACCCGTTCATGATGCAGTGCTTCCTGGAGGGCCGCGATATACATGCGGAGTCCACCCTGGAAGCAATGGGTATCCGTGATAAGGTAGGGTTCGATCCCAAGTCCAAGGCCATCTATCCACTGGTCCCCGGTGGCACTGTCCCTACCATTCAGGAGTTCATGACAATGCGCGCAGGGATGAAGAACGCCAACTTTGGCATAGTCTATGGGATCACCTGGATGGGCTTGCAGGCGCAACTTGTCCTTATAGGTATCTACTGGTCTAAAGAGCAGACCATCGCTTTCATCGAGGAGACCTGGCACAAGGTGTTCGCGTACATCCGGCCCTACATGCGTGAGCAGGAGTACCGAG